AGTTGGATAGTTGGATAGTTGGATAGTTGGATAGTTGGATAGTTGGATAGTTGGATAGTTGGATAGTTGGATAGTTGGATAGTTGGATAGTTGGATAGTTGGATAGTTGGATAGTTGGATAGTCATGAAAAATTTTATTTTATTTCCTTGTGTCCAATATTTCACAACAAAGAAAAATTATCCTGAACCAACTATGGTTCAGGGAATCAAAAGAATCATAAGAAACTACATTCATTTGACACGTAATGGTAAAAAATTAGTACGTCAGTTTGTTGAAGACATTACTGATACGCAAGACGGAAAATCAATTTTACCAAACGTAAAAGGATTTAAAAAGATGATGAAAAAAGGACAGTCCATGGTGTTTCTAACAGCTTTTTATATCCTTTGATGAACTATGGTGAATATTTACACCATGGTTTCAATTAATATTTGTTGAAAAATATATTTGTTTAGGCTTCTTGTATGGTAATAAATCAAAACAAAAATACCCTGAATCATAAAAACTAATAAATCTGTTCAGTCCATCAAAGGATAATAAGGGATAAGGATGGTTATGCTTCTTTAAAAGATATCATAGATATTATTATAGAATTTGATTTATGGCAGAATTGGAATATTGTAAAACATGGTTTTGGAAATGTACATTCCTGTCAGGCTGGAAAGCCTTACAAAAAAACCGCAAAGATTGATGGAATCCTGTACAAAAGACGATGTGTTAATGAATATCCCATTGAATATCAATATAAATTTATTAAGGCAGTGTTGAAAGCTAATGTTCTAAATACTGTAAATATGAGGACTACTTCAACCAGACGAAGTGAAAATAGCGTCATTATTAATGGATAGTGTTCTGTATCATCTAATGGTAAATAAATTAAATTTATTTTAATTGATGGAACCATAATCTGTTTCTGTACATAATCCATTTGACGAGAGTATTAACCTGTTCATCATAGATTTGACTGTAAAAATCTTCAAATATTGACACATTTGTGACCATAAATAATATTATTTTTTTTAATCCGTTAGGACCACATTTCACAAATATATTTAAAAATACAAGTAATCTGTTTTTTTTTTAACTGTGTTATGGACAAATAGTTTTTCTTCAATTGTTTTTTTTTGATTGCTTTTGAAACCTCTACTTCTTGTATATTTTTTTTTCCATATGTGGACAAAATCTTTTGGGGCTGTCTGTTCAGAAATAACGACGATATTATTTTTACTCCATTTTCTCATTTTTTTCCAAAATTTGTTATGGTCAAATTCTTTTGTTCCAGAATAACCAATTGTATTTTTGTATGGAGGATCACAATATATCAAAGAATTTCTTGGATTATACTCATTATATGATTTTTGATAAATTTTAACATTTTTTTTTTTGATTTTTTCTCCAATTTTTTTAATATCGTTTAATGCCTCTTGTTTCACATCTCTATGTTCCCCATATTTTGCATAACCCGCAAAATACATTCCATTCCAACTGCACAAAAATCCAATAAATCCTTTCAAAGGACTTGGACTTTTCATATTTTTAACTTTATTGTAGTATACATCTGTTATTTTATTTGATGGAGGTTTAAATGTGTTATTTTTAATGGCTTTCCATAAAGCTATTATATCTGGATGTATATCAGATGCGGTACAATCATAATCTGTCATATGTCTGAATACTCCTAACCCTCCGCAAAAAGGTTCTATATATTTACATTTATGTGGTGGACACAATTTCTTTGATACATCTGAAATTTTTTTTCCCAAACGGTGTTTTCCACCAAGATATTTAACTCCACCATTCAAATATTTTTTCAAATATTTTTTTAAAATACTTTTACCTTCCATATTATCAATTTTGACAGATTGTTTGTTTATTGGGTCAATTATATTTTTGTACATTACATATACATGAATATTTTATCTGTTCAATGAAATTTTTAATTATTTTTTTAGAAATTGTATTATTCAACTTGATAAAATATGTTTGGTCTACTTAAATGACATGTGTATCTTTCCAAAAAAATTGAAATTAAAGAAAATTACAAAACACAAATTGCTTTGCTTGTATCTCTGATATTTAATGCTTCATGTAAAGTTCCATTATCTAACCTATGAATCCAAGAACAAATATTATTCCTGCCTCTCCAACATTTATTTATTTTTTTGATTTTTCCACATAATTTGTCTTGTATAAATGATGTTTTTTTTAGAGAAGGATAAGTACCAATAATGAAAATTTTGGGATTATTTGGTCCCATTTTACAAGAACATAAAATATACATTATTTAAGATTTTGAACTGCCTTTATATCCTCTCGGACCTTTTGGACCTTGTGGACCAATTTCACCAGATGGACCTTGTGGACCAATTTCACCAGATGGACCTTGTGGACCAGTTTCACCACATGGACCTTGTGGACCAGTTTCACCACATGGACCTTGTGGACCAGTTTCACCACATGGACCTTGTGGACCAGTTTCACCACAAGGACCTTGTGGACCAGTTTCACCACATGGACCTTGTGAACCAGTTTTACCACATGGACCTTGTGGACCAGTTTCTCTGACTTGTGAATTTAATATATTTTCAAGTTCTGCCACTTTGTTTGCTAAAATTAATATGGCATTTTCAATATTTTTTGAACTCATTATGTAAAATAATTATTTTTTATTAATTTCAAAAAAACGCAATATGTAAATTTGATATTTTTTTCAAATTATTAAACCTGTTATCATAATGGCCGAATATAAATTAGAGAAATTGGATTTCTTTATCAATAATTTTTTCGAATGGATCAAAAATAAAAAAACCAATAGATTATTCACAAAATCACAAAATATGGAAATATACACTATTTCTTTTGATATTTTATCAAATTCACAAAGAAACCCTCTATTGTTTTTAAAAATGAAAAATTTAATATTTTCCAAGTTTGAAAATTTTTTGAATAAATATCTGGAATTTTGTACTAACAAAATTAAAAAAAATAATTATGAACTGTCCATTTTTAACAAAATAATATTGGATTTCAATATAATTTATAAATGGTTTTCAGTGATATTTCAATATTTAGATAGAACTTATGTAAAATGTCCAAAAAATGAAAAATTTCCCAAAAATACGAAATACATCTATGAAATGTTCATTTGTGAATATTTTGTCAAAAAATTCAAAACTGATATTGTTCAAAAAATAATTGAAGAAATTTTCAAATTTAGAAATAATGATATCAGTCACATTGAAACAGTAAGACCAATCATGAAATTTTGTTTTGATTGTAAAATTGATGAATTAAATGTTTGTTTGTTGAAATCCACAGAAGAATTTTATAATTTCAAAAAAAAAGAATTAATTGAATTACCATTCAAAAAATATATTGATAATGTAATTTTATTTGAAAAAATAGAAAAAAATATTTTATCTGTTGTTTTTCAATATTCATCTTGTGATATGAAAAATGCTTTTACCAATAAATTTTATAAAATTATATTGATGAACGATTATAAATCAATCCTTGGTATCAACAACAACAAAAGATTTTATAATGTTGTGAAAATGAACATGGAAATAGTCATTAAAAATACATATAATTTATATTGTAGAATTGACGATGGAATCAAAGTTTTATGTATTGTGATAGATAAATATTTCAATAATTGCTATAAAACCTTGGGAAATATTACTGAAAAAAATTATATATCAGTTTTTGATAATTTAATTGGATTAAACAATAGAATTTCAAACTTGATTAAAACATGTTTTGATCAAAACAAAATCATTGAAAAATTTTTTTATAATTGTGTTGAATATGTGATAAACCACAATGACATAAATTATTCGTTGTTTAATTCTTTTATTGATGATAAATTTTCCAAACATTGCGAAAATGAATTTGTTGATGAAATATTTGAAATTTTTAAATTTATCCATCAAAAAGACTTGTTCATAAGTTGTTACAAAATAAGTCTTTCTGATAGATTGTTAAATAATAAAGCAACCATTCGTACAGAAAAATATTTCATTGAAAAAATCAAATTAAGCTGTGGAATTGTTTTTACCCAAAATTTAGAAATGATGATCAATGATTATTTTAAACCACATATAGATTTTAAAAGAAAAATCAATTTTAAAATCTTGAATAAAAGTGTTTGGCCCAAATTACCAGATTTTAATTGTAGAACAAATTCATATTTTTCTGAAGAATTTGACAGATTAAAAAATTTGTATAAATCTAAAAATTCAAAAAAAAAATTGAAACTTAATTCTGTTTATGGAATTGTTCAACTCAAAATGAAATTAGGAAATAAAACTTATTTCATAGAAACTGATTTTATTCAAAGTCAAATACTTCTTTTGTTCAATGATCCAAAGATTGGTTATTTTTTGAAAGAACTCAAAAATAAAATTTCCGTTCCAAAAAATATTTTGATTAATATACTGAAATATTTTAATAATTTAAAATTGCTAAACTTGAAAAAAATCGATGGAAAAACAAAATTTTTCCTCAATAACAAATTTATATCTGAGTTTGAAAAAATAAAATTAAAATCCACAAAAATTATTAAATGTAAAAATGTGAAAAAAAAAATAGATGTATCAAGAGATAATTCCATTCAAGCCACTATTGTTAGAATCATGAAACTAAAAAAATCTATGAATTTTGAAATATTGATTGGTGAAACTATCAAACAGCAATTGTGTTATTTCAAACCAAATATATCAAATATCAAGAAGAATATTAAAAAATTAATAATCAGAAACTATATCAAAAGAGATGAAAAAGATTCCAAAAAAATGTTATATTGTGTTTAAATTATGTTATCCTTTAATGGACTGAATTATTAAAATATATTTTTGTTTTGATTTGTAACCATAACAAGAAGCCGAAGCCTAAATAAGTATATTTTTCAACAAATATTAATTTAAACCATGGTATAAATATGCACCATGGCTCATTAAAGGATAATGGTTATTGATTTTTTAATTCACAGATTAGTTCATCTTTTTCTTTTCTACAACATGTTTTTGAATTGGTATGTTTACATATTTCTGCCAATATATTTTCAATGCTTCTGTCACCATTGAATTTTTTTAATGTTCCATCCAAATTAATCAAAAATAAAGTTGGAAATCCTTTGATACCCAATTTATCACAAATAGTTGAATTTTCACTATTAACACTTGTAATTTTAAAATTATTTTTTTTTAGACCATTTGCCAAAAACATTAAAATATTTATTAAATTTTTACAATGAGGGCACCAAGGTGCATAACATTTTAACAATCCATAGTTTCCTAAAATATTCTTATTAATTATTTTATTTCCAGAAAAATCTTTGTCAACCAATTCAACAACTAATGTATCATTATAGTAATTATTCGTCATTATAAAATTGTATAAGATAAAAATATCAATTTAACTTGGTTTAATTATTGAATCCAAATTTAATTATTTTTTAATGGAATATGGTGCAAGTATCAAAAAACATGGATCATATTTTAGATAATTTGTAATTTTGACAAGATTAACCTTAAAAATTCAAACATGTTACTGAAAATGACCAGAACAATTGATCTGATCTATTTTCAAAAATCCAGTGTTGTTGGTACAAAATTTCGATGGATGAAATTTAAGGAATTTCTGAAAAGCCACATGAAACAACCAAATCATTTGTCAAATTACAAGAAACAAAAGAACCAAAAAAAGAACAATCATTCTAAAATGTTAATGAAATCCTCGAACTAAAAAAATGCTGGGTGAAAACAAAGAACAAATAACTGATGATATGGATCAAGAATCAAAAGGAAATTTGTTGTCAATGATTTGTTTGTTATTGTGAACAAGACCACTCAAAGTCTTTTCAAGACATAAAATTATCTTTGTGAGAATAAAAATTTCATTAAAAATATTTATGAGCTAAACAGATAACTTTCTTTTGGAAGAGAAGGGTACAAATATTTTTTTCGATAGTGTTAAAACAGTAACACATAATTCACAAAAAACAGTTTTTATTATGGAAAAATCATTTCAAAAAAATTAAAGTTTGGAATTTGTGAACACATAAATCATAAAAAAAGGAAATTAAAAACAAACAGGAAAATTAAAATAGGAAAATTAAAAAACAAATAGGAAAATTAAAAACAAACAAGAAAATTAAAAAACAAATAGGAAAATTAAAAACAAACAGGAAAATTAAAAAACAAACAGGAAAATTAAAAACAAATAGGAAAATTAAAAACAAATAGGAAAATTAAAAAACAAATAGGAAAATTAAAAACAAACAAGAAAATTAAAAAACAAATAGGAAAATTAAAAACAAACAGGAAAATTAAAAAATAAATAGGAAAATTAAAAAACAAATAGGAAAATAAAAAACAAATAGGAAAATAAAAAACAAGTAAGAAAATTAAAAACAAACAGGAAAATTAAAAAACGAATAGGAAAATTAAAAAACGAATAGGAAAATTAAAAACAAATAGGAAAATTAAAAATAAACAGGAAAATAAGAAAATAGGAAAATAAGAAAATAGTTAAATAAAATTTTATTTTTGTGTACTATTTGGGTTTAATTCATAATTTGTCAATATTGATTTAGACTTCTTGTGTGATAAATCAAAACAACCTTGAATTAAAACACTTTGGTTTATTAAAAGATATTTTCAAAAATCTTTTGATAAATTCAAATATTCTTAACATTCAATTCCCATTGAAATTACCATTAAAAAGTTCTTTGGGTCAAGTTCAAATTAAAATTTTTGTGAATTTTTTTGGTATGAATAATCACAAAACAAATATTATTTTTCGGACATATTGATAATTTGTCTGTCACAACTAAAACATTTGCTTGGTTTTGTTTGATAAATAAATTTTGGACCGAGATGTTCAACCTGTTTTTCACAACTAAAACATTTTGTTGGATAAGATGCTGATGGAAATTCTTGATTTTCACAACTAAAACATTTTGTAGGATGACTCATCAAATGTTCATATCCATGAATTTTTTTAATTTTACTTGATTTTCCCACATGTTCTTTTGTTTGACTAAAAAATAAAATTGCCAAAATAGCTAATATTGCTAAAACATAATTAAATTTCATTATATATTAACAAATAAAAAAATTGATTTTGTTTAAAAAAAAATCGTCGTATTATATCATGATAAACATGTACAATGATATAAAACTCAAAGAAAAAATAGTTTTATCTCCATATCAATTAACAAATAATACAGATTTATTGCTTGAAAATATTCTGAAAATAAAAATAGGAAATAAATGTATCAAAGAAGGATTTGTTGATAAGAATAGCATAGAAATTTTGAAAAGAAGTATAGGAAAAATAAATTCATCTTTTCTTGATGGTTCAATTACATATCATATTGTTTATAAAGCCAAAATTTGTAATCCTAAAAAAGGTGATATAATCAATGTGGAAGTTGTGGATATTAATAAAATGGGAATTTTGGGTAAAATGGGAACCACTCCATTAAATATTGTTATACCAAAACAACTTCATAAGAACAGAGAAGAATTTAAAAAAATAAGAGATATTGAAAACACAAAATATATTGTGTCAGCTGAGATTATTGGGAAAAGGTATGATCTGAATGATACAACTATTTTTGTTATTGCTAAATTATTAAAGGTTTTGTAAAATTCAGGGAACAAAATTATTTTTGTATGTTCAAAAAAATATATTGGATATTATATAATGAATTCAACAATTGAAAAACACAAATACAAACAAAAAGGCGGTAGAGCTCAACTACCTTCACAATATTATGGTGGGGAAATAGGGAATTATTATTCAAAAGGGAATGAACAATTACAAATGGGAAGTTCTGCTTATGGACAATCATATCCTGTTAGTCATGGAACTGATTTAGGAAATGGAATGATGGGACCAGATCTGGCACCATAT